CGGGCGTTCTACACCGAGACGGTTCTCCCCCTGGCGGACGTGCTGGCGGCCATGTTCACCTCGTGGCTGGGGTCCCGTTTTGACGGGGCCAGCGTCACCTATGACGGGGACCAGGTGGAGGCGCTCCGGGAGGACCAGGACAAGGCCCACACCAGGGTCCGCGAGGACTACAAGGTGGGACTCCTGAGCCGGGACGAGGCGCGGGAGGCCCTGGGCTATGACCCGGAGCCGGAGCAGAACGTGGTGCTGGTGTTCGGTGGGGTGTCCCCGCTGGAGGCGGTGGTGGGGAGTGGGGGGCTGATTGTAGACCCGGTCTCCAAGCTGTCCGGGGCGGACACCGCAGGGACAGGCGGGGGACAAGACGGGGACGGGGGCGGGACGTAGGGGGGGTGAGACGTGGCTGGGACAGCACCTCCAAAGCCCGGAAGCTACATTCCCCCGTGGCTCAAACCCATTCCGGTCAATACCCGGGACGTGACGGGGCTCCTCCGCCGGCTCCTGGCCACGAGGGAGCCCAGGCTGGCGCGGTGGCTCTACTCCACCACCAACGCTCAGGGGGCGGCCCTCAAGTACCAGGAGATACGCAACGCCATACGGGACGGCCAGCTCTCGGAGGAGGTTCTGGAGCGGTGGCGGCAAGAGTACGTCTCCCTGGTGGCCATGAGGCTGGAGCCGTACCAGCGTGAGCTGCTGGCGGCCATGGACAAGGCGTCCAATCCGGCGCTGGTCCTGACCCCCACGGCCCAGCTCATGGGGGACGCGCTCCGGACCCGAAATTGGGCTCTCATCAAGAACGTAACGGACGAGCAGAGAAACGCGGTCCGGGCGGTCATGGCCTACCAGGCCACCCGCGAGGTTCCGTTGACGGTGAACGAGTTGGCCAAGGTGCTCCGGCCCATGGTGGGGCTCACGGAGCGGGAGGCCAAGGCGGTCCTTCGCTGGCGGGAGCGGCTCGTGGCGGACGGCTACACCACCCGGTCAGTGGAACACAGCGTCCAAAACTACCAGGGGTTTCTCCTCCGCCGGCGGGCGGACCGGATAGCCCGGACGGAGAGCTGCTGGGCGTTCAACGCCGGCCAGTTGGCGCAGGTCCAGAACGCGGTGACCGCTGGAGTGGTCCTCACCAGGGTCCGGAAAGAGTGGGCCTCCGCTGAGGACGAGATGACCTGTCCGGTGTGCGGGGACGAGCTCGCGGGCCAGGTTCGGGAGCTGGACGAGCAGTTCTCCTATGGCCTGGACTTTCCTCCGGCTCACCCTAACTGTCGCTGTGGGGTGATCTATTTGGCGGAGCGGCCGGAGGACGGCGGCCCGGTGGTAGACGAAACCTAGTCCCGGCCCTAGACCGGCCGGGAAATCCACACAACGCGGCGGAGAGCCGCGAACGGGTGACCGGAGTACCGGACACCCCGAGACAAGGGACACGGCCCGGAGAGGGCCTTCTTTCGTCCCAAGGGGGAGAGTATGGGCGGACGGGTGCGGGGCGTCAAGGGTTTCCGGCTGGAGATCAAGGAGCTGGCGGAGGATGGGACCTTTGTGGGCCTGGCCTCCGTCTACGGCAACGTGGACCAGGTGGACGAGGTGGTGGACGCGGGGGCGTTCAAGCGGACGTTTGACCGCATGGGAGCCACCTTCCCACTACTGGACGCGCACAACTCCACGGAGGTTATCGGGACCGTGGAGGTCACCAACGACGGGCCGGTAGGGCTGGAGGTCAAGGGCCGGCTGGTCCTGGAAGTCCAGCGGGCGCGGGAGATTTACGCGCTCCTCAAGGCCCAGGCCATCAAGGGCCTGTCTATCGGCTACAACGTTATCAAGGACAAGATGGTGGGCGGGATTCGCCACCTGGTGGAGCTGGCGCTCCGCGAGGTTTCGGTAACGGCGTTTCCGGCCAACCTGGAGGCCCGCGTCCTGGCCGTCAAGGCCACCCGGCGCGAGTCTATTCAGACCACCATTGACACGCTTTCCGCCCTCCTGGAGGACGGGGACGAGGACCTGGCGGCCGGCGGTGAGGAGTCCGAGGACTCCACCGCGGCCAAGGGGGCCAAGCCCGTCACCCCGGGACCCGGCGACAAGGTTGAGGACACGCCCGCATCAGGGGCCTCCGAGACCGTCCCGGACGAGGGCCTAGCCCTCCTCCTGGACATGACGCAGCGGGCCGTGACCCTCGGATAGAGGCACGGTCACACGGGCAACCCCCAAGGAGGGCAAGGCCATGGAACTGAAAGAGTACATCGAAGCAATGAAAAAGGTGTGGGAGGACCTCAAGTCCGCCCAGGACAAGATGGCCGCGGAGGTCAAGACCCGCGGCGAGGCGCACACCGAGACCAAGGGTCTCGTGGACAAGCTCAACGAGCGGCTGTCCGAGCTGGAGGTCAAGGTCTCCCGCCCGGCGGTCACCAAGGTGGAGCCCAAGGAGGGCGAGCTCACCCCGGCGGCCAAGGCGTTCTGCAAGGCCATTCGTGAGGGGAAGGTAGCCCTGTCCAAGGAAGAGAAGCAGCTCGTGGAAGATGCCACGGGCCAGCTTATCGTTCCCTGGGACATGGATTCCGAGATTTACCGCGCCATCGGCAAGCTGACGGTGGTACGTGGTATCTCCGCTATCCGTAACACCACCCGGGACCGCGTGCGGATGATCTCCATGAACGAGGTCTCGGTGGGCTGGGGCAAGGTGGAGACGGAAGAGGGGGACGCTTACGGGGACGTTGAGAGCACCCTCGTCCCGGCGGAGATGTTCCAGTACGTTGAGGACCAGATCGGCCTCACCAAGATCGGCGAGGACGAGCTGGCGGACACGGACGTGAACCTCTACGGCTATCTGGCGGACTCGTTTGGCCAGGCGCTCGCGGAGAGCGAGGACACCGCGTTCATTGAGGGGACCGGACACGCTTCCGTCCAGCCCATGGGTCTATTCACGGCGGAGTTTGGTGGTGGTCCCGTTCGCGTGGAGACGGAGGCTGAGGGCGCGGTGAGCACGGATGACATTCTGGAGCTCATCTATGCGGTTCCCTCTCAGTACCGCAAGGGCTCGTCCTTCATTATGGCCGGGTCCACCGTCAAGGCCATCCGGAAGCTCAGGAACAGCGTGGACGGCTCCTATGCGTGGCAGCCCAGCATGCAGGCTGGTGAGCCCGGGGCGCTGTTCGGCTACCCGGTGTACGAGCAGGACGACATCGCCGCTATCGCGGAGGTCGCGGAGCCGGTGATCTTCGGCAACTTCAAACTCGGCTACCGGATTCTGGACCGGCGCGGTATGACGGTTCAGCGTCTCGCGGAGCTCTACGCTGAGGCCAACCTGATTGGGTTCAAGGTGACCCGGCGTGTGGGTGGGGCGATTCTCCGCAAGGATGCTTTCCGCATCCTCACGGTACAGGCGGGCAAGTAAGTCTCGCGGTGAAGGAGTAGTGGACAGGGGCCGGGCAACCGGCCCCTTTTTCTTGGAGGGCACATGGCAACAAAGGTAAGAATGCTTCGCTCGCTGGCAACCGAGACCGGGGAGCTGGCGCGTGGTGACACACCCACGGTCGCGGACGATCTCGCGGCGTCGTGGATTGAGGACAACGTGGCGGAGGCGTGGTCGGAGCCGGACGGGCTCCCGGGCGCGGCTGTAGACGACCTGACAAACGCGGAGGAATTCGTCCTGTTCACGCCCAACGAGGGCGGGGACACGGTGGACGCCTTCGTGTCCACCAAGGTGACGTTTAACCCGTCCAACGGGAAGCTAACGGCTGTCGGGCTCATTGGGGACGTGACAGGGGACCTGACAGGGAACGTGACGGGGAACGTTGACGGGGACCTGGACGGCGACGCGGAGCGAGTGGCTCCCGTGGCGGGGGTCTCCACCCAGGCGGGCGTGGCCCTCAACCTGGAAGCCTCGGCCGCCACGGCCGGCAGCACCAACGCCGGCGCGGGAGCTGGCGGCGCTGTGACCATCAAATCCGGAGCCGCGGCCCGCAAGACGAGCGGGGACGCCAACGGCGGCGCTATCACCCTGACCCCGGGGGCCGGGACCGGAGCCGGGGTGGCCGGCACGGTGGGTTTGGCCGGTAACACCAACGTGACCGGGAACCTGGCCGTGAGTGCAGACTCCAAGGCGGCCTCGTTCACGCTGGCGGACCTCAATGCCGCGCCGGCGAGCGCCAGTGCTCCCGGGACCAAGGGGGAGATTCGCTTCACGGCGGCGGCGCTGTACCTGTGCACTGACACGGACACCTGGGTGAAGGTCGCCCTGGCGACGTGGGCCTAAGAGACAAGGGAGGGGTTGTGGCCAACGAAAAGCTAACGGTGAAGCTGCTCCGGTCGGTAATGGTCAACGGTGGAATCCTACGCCGCGGCCAGGTCACGGAGGTCCACGCGGGCCTGGCGCGGTGCTGGGTCAAGGCCGGACTGGCGGAGCTGTGCGCGGGGGTGGCCCCAGCTCCAGAGCTGGAGAACAAGGATGAGGGCCCCCTCCTCCAGAACAAGGAGGAGGGGGCTCCTCAGCCCAAGGCGAAAGCGAAGCCCAAGGCCAAGGCCAAGGGCAAGGCCAAGGCCAAGGCCAAGAAGTGAGGGGGTGAGGATGATCTCCCGGCGGGTGCTCAGGATGGTGGGCGCGGTCCTGTACCGCGTCCAATTCACGGCGCTTCGGGCGCGGCTGGCGTTCGTTCGCGGGCGGGTCCGCCATGACTGGCTCAGGGACAGGTACCAGCTCGTGAAGCCCCTGGGAGGCCACCTGTACGTGGTGAGGACATGGAAAGAGCCCCGGCACGGCCGGCGGCGAAAGGGGAAGCGGCCATGAGGGAATGGACGAGGACGGCGGCTCCGGAGACGGAGCCTATCACGGCCGCGGAGCTCAACACGTTCCTGGGGACCGGGTTCTCTGTGACCGGGGAGGGCGAGGAGCCGAGTGAGGCGGAGACCAAGCTAGGGCCGGTGATCCGCGAGGCGCGGGCGCTGGCGGAGCGGTGGTCCGGGCGCTCGTTTCTGACGCAGTCCTGGCGGCTCTCCATGGAGGCGCGGGACGCCGGCGGCCTGGGCCGGGTGCTCAAGTTCCTCCATGGCCCCGTGTCCGCTATCACGGTAGTGGGAGTGGTGGCCCCCGGCGAGACCGACCCGGAGGAGCCCGGGGAGGGGGAGGAACTGCCCTGTGCGTTGCGGGAGGGGCGGGATGAGGCGGTCCTCAAGGCCGGAGAGTCCTGGCCGGTGGTCACTGGTGAGGACCTCCTGGTGGTGGCATACGATACCGGGGTGGAGGACGCGGAGGACCTTGACCCGGACGTGGTCCGGCTGGTCAAGGAGCTCGCGGCCCTACTGTGGCGTCACCGCGGGGATGGGTTCGTCCAGGGGGCGGAGTCGTTTCTGGACAATCCGGACGTGGCCAAGCTCCTGGCCAAGTTCAAGGGCCTCCAGGTGGACGGCCTCATCCTGGCGAGTTGACCCGTGCCTGGCGTGGTGGGGTTCAAGGTTGACGCGTCCAAGGCGCTCAAGGACCTCAATGCCTGGGTGGCGTCCCTCAAGGTCACGGGGCTGGAGAAGTGCGCGGCCTACATGGCGCTGCTGGCCCAGGAGGACTCCCAGCGGTCAATCATGGCCCAGCACGGGCCGGGGGGCGAGGCGTGGCCTCCACGGAAACCGGCCAGGCTGGCCAAGGGCGGCAAGCCCAAGAAAGACCACAAGCTCCTGTGGCTCACGGGGGCGCTGTTCCGGTCCCTCACCGGGGTATTCAAGCGGACCGGGGACGGCAAGGCGGCCATCATGGTGGTCCCGTCCGCCCGTGAGGGGGCGCACAAGTACGCGGCCTCTCATCAGTTCGGGGACCCGCACCGGCATATCCCGGCGCGACCCTATGCGGGGGTGACCCGCCAGAGCGTGGCCAGCATCAAGGCGTTTATCACCAAACACTTACTAGGGGGTGGAGCGTGAGCGAGTTCAAGGCGGCCGTGGAGTTCCTGGTGGAGGGGCTCAAGGAAGCCGTCTCCGGGGTCCCGGTCTACATCCAGGTGGACCCTGGGTCTGTCCTCCCGGACAGGGTCCCGGTCTTCCTGTCTCTGGTGTTTTTCGAGCGACCCAACACGGAGGCGGAGGAGGAGGACGCGGTGGGGTTCCGGTCGCGGCTGTGGACCTGGTACGTCTACCTGGTCATGGCCTCGGACCTCAGGGACCGGGTGAGCGTCCTGGACCAGGTCGGGGACGCGGAGGAGGCCATCCGTGGGGAGCTCCAGGGTGAGGAGGTGGACGCGTTCTCGGACGGTATCCGGCTCACGTCCCTCCAGTTCGCGGGGTTCACCCCGGGCGGACAGATTTACCGGCTGGTCCTGAGCTACAACCGGACGGAGGGCTAAGTCATGGACAAGGCGCTGAGGTTCCGGGTGACCCTTCACGGGCCGGCCGGGTTTCGGGTGGCTTTCCTGGGCCTCGGGACGTTTGAGGCTGGAGAGCCCAGGGAGGTGGAGCTCACTCCACGCCAGGCGGAGAGCCTCCGGGCCAAGGGCCTGGCGGTGGACCGCGTGGCGGGGGATGAGCCCACAGGGGAGCCGGAGACCGGAGAGGTCCCGGCGAGTCCGCGGCCGGAGAGGCGGCGGAGAAAGAGGGGAACGGTATGAGCACAAGGGGCGGAAAGGGTGTACTGGTAGTCCTCGGCAAGGAGGACTCCTACGGAGCCGGGGCCGCATCTCCGGTGGGGTTCGTGATCCCGTTTGCGTCCGTGAAGTTCTCGGACGCGCAGGGGTACGGTGAGTCGGACGAGATTGTGGCCGGGGCCAACCCCGGCGAGCCCATGGAGGACGTGAGCACGTCCCAGGGGAGCCTGGTCGCGGCGCTCACCTGTCAGTTGTGGGGCTTGCTTGCCCTGTGGCTGGCCGGCAACCTTGACACCGACGGAGCCGAGGACCCGTACACGCACGAGGCCATAGCCCAGGCGGCGGACCCGTCCTCCCTGTGGCTGGAGCGCCAGCATACGGACGTGACGAAGTTCGACCTCCACATGGGCGTCAGGCTCCACGGCGTCAAGATTGACGCCA